GGTTTTGTTTTGCTGTACCATTTACATTCCAAATTCCAAAGTACATCGGTGTCAAGTCCTTCTTCAACCGGTGCTTTTGTCGTAATTGAAACGTCTGCGGAAACAATATGTAACTGATTTTCAGTTGCAAAAGCTAAATTCCAATCCTGTACGTTTTCAACGGCTTCCATAAAAATGGCGTTGTCTGCGTATGTCGGGGCTTTTGCCTGAAGTACATAGTCTGCACCAATTCTGCGTTCTTTACGGTTTCCAAATCCTGCAACCATTTTTGGTGCTCCACCATCGAAAGTTCCGCGCGTTGCTGGTAATATAATTACATCGCCACTTTCAACCTGTGCGGTAACGGCGTTCAAAGTTAAGGGTACTGCAATAGTAGTGCCTTTTTTTACAAGCATTAAAGAGCGTATTCCGCCCAATTCGGTTACATTGCAAGGATCACAGGTATAGACCAAATCTTCCTCGTTAGTTTCGCAATCGTCAAGATAATTAAGTGCCATTTTGTTTATTTTTTAGTTGTTAAATTTTGGATTTATTTCAATACATGTTTTATTTATTTTGTACTGAACTTTATAATTTATTTGAATTAAAAAAATTGATTCATTAACCATATAATCAACCTTTTTAAATTCGTTGTTAAATATTATTTTCTTGTCAAATGATACTGAAACAAATCTTACAAATTCCGGCGCAATTGATAGAAAGTAATCTTTGAACTCCTCTGCTGTTAACTTATTTGTAAAACCCCAAGCAATTAAAGCCAGTTCTTGTGTTTCAAGTATCTTTTTATTTTCACCGAATCCTTTTGTTAGGTCTTCGGTATATGTGATTTGTTTTTGTTTATGATAGCATCCGAAATCGTATTCATCATCTATAAAAACATGTGTATCTTCACCATTAACAGTAATATAAGGAACTTCAACATTCTGGCTGATTACGTTTTCTGCAATACCAAAAACTGAACTTCTAAAATTAGTAGATTTCGCTTTTATTGCTTCATTAATCAGTTGGACGTATGTATTTATCATTTTAAAGTTTCGTTTATATATTCTTGTCCGGTAGTTATTGCTAATTCTCGTTCTTTTTCAGTAAGATTAAAGATATTTTTTTTGTATCGTCTTTCATTCCATTGTGATTTATTGAAATCAAATTCAGTGCTATAACCAATTCCACATCCGTTTTTAAACGGTATAATTATCATGTGATTTTCCATTTGTGAAGTAAGCGATAAAATTACTTTCGGGTCTGCGCTCCTATGATATTTTGGTCTTTCTTTTCCTACTTTGTCCTCACCTTTGAAAACTCCTGTTTGTTTATTTAATTTAATTGTCCGCTCCGTAAATTTTCCGGCACTTGTTTTAATTCCTTTTTTATTTGTTTTTGAATCAGAATAATTACCTGTTCTTAATTTAATATAAGCAGGTGTATAAACTCCAATTTGTGCCCCGCTTGAATCTTCGCCTTCAACATGTATTCTTTTTCTCATCTCCGCCATTACAGTACTCGCCTGCAATGCTGTCAATTCACTTAAATTTATATTCTCTAATCGTTCAGTAATTAAATTAATTACGTCTGACATGTTTGTTTTAAATTCAAGGGATAACATAAGCAGTACTTACCAAATCATTTTCTTCTGCAATTTCGTCTGAACATTCATTGTCATTTACATCGATTGAATTTACCGCAACAGTTAATTCGTCGGTAAATAATTCCATTAACGATGTATTTAAATCTTTTGCTTTTGTTCTGTCAATTGTTGTGTATTTGTTTAACCGACTTGAATTGTATCGTTCAAACATTAATTCAGCACCTAACAAATACCAAAGTGAAATTCCAAAGACCTCATAATTTGATTCAATCAGGCATTCACATATCGCAATGTCATGGATTTTATGACATTTATTAATAGCATTTATAAAAAGTGTTCTGAATTTTTTTATTGCTCTGTCCTCAATTTTTGTGAATAGAGTTTCAATTTCGTTATCTGATTTATCAGTAAGATTTTCGAGCAAAGTAAGGGAAATATCAGGTAAATTGTCAAGGTAAAGACCACTCTCTACCTCTGACAATTTATTTGATAAACCTATTAATCCATATAATGAATTATCAGTCATTTTTAAGCACTTGTAACAGTTACAGTTGCACTAACTGAATAGGAACCGTCAACAGTTGTTGCAGTGATAACCGATGTTCCGGCTGCTACACCTGTAACTAAACCAGCCTGATTAATAGTTGCTTTTGCAGGGGTTGCACTTGCATAAGTTACCCATTTAACAGACGCATTTGAAGGAGCGATAGTCAAATGACTTGCAAAATCCCATGTTGCACCTGCTACAATAGTTTCAGCTACATCATTGGTAGTGATACCAGTTACATCTACTTTAATAGGAGTTTGATTAACAGTATAAACAGGAGTTTCTTTTGCTCCGATGTAGTGGAAAATTCCGTTAACTTGATACAGTGGGTCGGTTGCTGCGAACATTGTTAAAGGTGCAGTATAAACACCAAATGATTTACTAATCTCAAGAATCCAACCGCGTGCAGCAATTAAAGAACCATTATCGGCATAAATAGGACAGTCTTGATATTTGATTTGTGCATCAAATGTCAATGAGGTAACTTCACCATTTTCAAGTTGTACAGGCATAGGAATTGTAAAGAATAATGAGCCACCTTTTAATCCACCATAAACACCTGCATTTTTTAACCAATCTACAAAACCAAGTGAACCTTTTTGTACGGCAAAAAATTCATTTACACCCCATACGGTTGCGGCTTTTGGATCATTATAAACATCCATTTGAACAGCACCAAAACCGTTTTCGTCTGCACTTGTTTTTAACTTATTAAGCAAATTAAAGTTACGAACTACACCCGAACCAATTATCATTAAATCACCTGTAACTTCATTAGTTTCAGCATCTGTTAATAGTTTTACATAACCGTCATCATCTGTTAAAGTACTTGCAAAGTTTACAGTTTGAGCAGATGTTGAACCTGTTACGGCATTTTTACCTTTTCCACTTTCAATGGCTGTTAAAATAGTACGGTCAATTTTCTGGATTAATCCGTTAACCTTAGTGAGAATCATTTCATAAAGAATCGATGGTACTGTTACACCTCCAACCTGAAAACCTGCAGCGGCTTGCGCTTCAAATGTACGAAGTAAAGGTTCTGACAAGAAAATACCGATTTTATGAAAATCAGTTTTCGTAATTTCAGTTTCAACGAATGCCGGAGTGATTGTAGTTTCACAATCATCTACATTTGATACGTCTGCTTCAACGCCACGAACGACCGCGCGTATTTTAATGGTCGTGTCCTGACCTGATTCCAAACCTGCCATATTGATAACGTCCTTTACGGCGTTATTTTCAATTACGGCTTTCAGTGCACCCGCAGGTGTAATTTTATATTGAGGATCGTTTAACCCTGCGATTTTGCCTATATTTACAAGCAAAGCATTTTTAATTCCAATTAAATCCATTTTTTTATTTTTTTATTCCATTGCTTTTGCCAATTCGGCTTCAAACTTTGTAGTGTTTAAATTGCCAGTCTGAATGACTGTTTGTTGTTGCTGTGTTTGCTGTTGTGGATTTGAAACTTCCAACAATTTATTATCAGCCAGTATTTTATCGGTAAATTCAGAAAATGAAACAGGTTTATTATTTTGGTAAAAATCCATTTCGGGGAGTGCTTCCTGAACGAGTTTTAATTGTCCATCTTTTCTGATTAGTTTTGCTCCTGAACTTTTTAAACTTGCTTCAATAAGCTGTTTTGCAATGGCTGTGTTAACGTCCATCGGCAAATCCTTAGTGGCAAACTTTTTTCCTGATAACATGTTTTTTACATACATTTCAGTGATTTCATTTTCGTACTGTGTCTTAACATTACTGATTTCATTAGTTTTTGATTCAGTAAGTTGAGAAAGTTGCGTTTGAAGTTCACCGAGTTGTTTTTGTAAAAGTTGTTCCTTTTCTGCGTTTCCGCCTTTTCCCTTTTGTGCTTCAAGTTCCGAAAGTTTTGTTTCAATCTTGCTTTCAAGCATTTCTGCTTTTTTGTAAGTATTTTTTTCGTTCGTAAAATCATCCCCTAATCCAAACTTTTCAGCCATAATTGCAAACTTGTTGTCAACGGCTTTTAAAATTATTGGTTTGAAATGATTAAGTACTTCGGGGTTGTTTTTCGCTCCTTCGAGCGACATTAACGTTGTATCAAATTGTCCTGCGACTGTGTCGTCAATTTCAATCTGATTTAATTCTTCGAGTTTTTTATTTGACAAAGTGCCAAAATCAATTGAAATGTTGCTCTTATGAGCCAATGTTGAGAGAAAATCTCCGAGTTTCATAATGTTATTAAATTAGTTTATAAATTAGTTGAACAAAAATAAACCGAAATAATATATATTCATAAAATAAGCTGTATATTTGTCAATTAAACGACATTAACATGATACACCCAATTCAGGTTTTTACGGTCAAAGAGTATAAAGAAAAGTTTCATAAAGAAAAATCTTTGCGCACAGTTCAAAGAATGGTAAAAAGTGGATTAACACAAAAAAATCATGTGGTATATAAATCACATGATTACTTTATTATTATTGATAATTATTATCCTGCCTGCATTGAATTTCACATGAAACGTGAGGAGGGTGGAGACGATGTTGTACTTGCTACTGTAATCTGTGTAAAATACGGATTAGAAAAACATGTATTATTTAACTACTTAGGAATTTAAGAAAATCTATCTCTTATATTTTTAGGAACTGTTAAAGTCAATACAGGATAAAAATGGTGACGGCAATTCCATCCTCCACAGTTTACGGTTAAATTATCAGTATTTGTGCCGTCAATCATCCCCTTTGGTAATCCTGTTTTATCGTAAATTTCGCATTTATAACCGTCAATATGTCCTTGCAAAAGTTCTGGAAATTCTGAAACATGAACATAATCTTTGTCCGTCATTTTATCACACCATTCACGAGTTGTGGCAATATCTGAACCTACATAACGAAACCATTCTGCCCCACTGTCCTCTGTTATTAATTTATTGTTTTGTCCTGCAAATTGATTCAAAGCCGTATTAGTGTAGGTCTTTGCATATTTGCTTAACGCTCCCGCGCTTGTTTCTGTATCGGTTAGAAACTGTTGCATTTCGGCTAATAAATCAGAATATTGCGCTCCGGTTGTAACCGAACGAGTTAATATATCTTTTAATTTACTTGTCACATTTGCATCAATACCTGATTCAGTTAATTGACTAACCGTATTATCAACTGCAATTTCCTTTATTAAATCGTACTTTTTTACATCCGTTTCGGTATTTGATATATTACTAAAATAAATCAATTGTGAGTTTTGAATATCAGTGAATGAGTTTAGTAAATCACGAACCCCATTTTTATAATCCTTGTTTACAACTGCCTTATTAAGTTTTGCTTTTATCTGTGATATTAGTTTAAGATTTTCAATAGTTGGCAAAATACGACCGTTTAAGGTTTTTAATTCTTTTGTCAGATTAATAACTTCTTTCAGCATTCTTTTTTGTGCCTCATCAACAACAGAATTAAAATTATCTGTTGCTTCGTTCAACTGTTTGACAATATCGTTTATATCAATCATAATCCATTACCAGGCATTGATACAACCTTAGAAATGTTATCTATTTCTTTTTGAGTTTCGGCTGCAAATTGTTTCATTTTATCTGTATGTGCTTTAAAATCTTTGTCGTAAAATTGTGCATCCTCTGCCATTGCACGTTGTACGAATTGATTAATATTGCAACTAATAATATAATCAATATCGGTTATACCTCCATTGCTTTTACGCGTCATTTTTTCATCCTCTGTTAATCCATAAAGCGGGTCTAACTGAAACGTCAAAAGGCTGTATTCTGATACTTCCGGCATAGTATTGAATTTCTTCTTTGCGTATTCAATCTCTAACGATTTTTTAATAACCGGACTTAAACCACTCGCTTTTGCGGATGTTAATTCCTGCAATAAGTAATTACTTGAAAGAATATCAAATTTAGTCGGCACATTAATACATGGTAGCAGTTCCTTTCTTTTTTTAGGATCAGAAATTAAAACATTGTACCGATATTCTCCAATATAAAAATAAATATTATCTAAAATTCGTATAATGTCCTCTGCAATAGAATTAACAAAATTGTTTAATTCATCTTTGTCAACCTCCTTTGCTGTTCCTGACTGATTAAGTGGTGTTTCTGCTAAAAACTCCATGTTTAAAGTAGAAAGCGCATCATATAAATGTTGTCGTACTCTTTCATCCTGCAATTTTGCAATATCAACTGACTTTGTTACATATCCTACCGGTGGCGTTGGTATATTGTTCTCCCCGATTGAGCCGGCATTGATAAGATAAGTATTGTAATTTGAAACGCTTAACATTTTACCATTTCCCTTACAAATAGGACATTCAATCTGCTTCCCTTCTTTTAAAATCTTACCAGTTCCTTTGCAATGTGTGCATTCTGAATTTGTATAAATATATTTTTCTGAATGTATATGTTGAAGTATTTCCGCCTGTAAATCGCTGTACTCCCGACTTGCTTCGTCAAGTGATGGAATCATTGAACTTATACGGCTTTCATAAATAGTATTATTATTCAACCTTTTGTTAAAAAGTCCTCCAACACGGAAAACCGGCAAAGTGCCAATATTATGTTTAAAAATAAGTGTTTGTTCTAAGTCTTTTCTATAATTCTGTTGTTCGTATTTGTAAAATTCGGTTGTGGTTATAATATAATATATATCTCCGTTTGTATTTATAACCTGACCTTTTGCATTTTTTACAACAGATTTATCATAGCTGTGAATTACAGCATATTCTCCTTCAACAAAATTAATAATTTGTTTACTTTCAAAGAATTGAGCCACAGGCTTAACATATTCAGAATTTGTTTTAGGTATTTCAAACGGAATAACCGCAATAACTCCATTAGCATCCAACAGATAATTTTTTAAACCTTCTGCAAACATCCAATTTGTAATTGAGGTATAAACAGGATATTTCATCTCGCAGTAGGTTTCAAGCTCTTCACCTACACGAATCGATGGATTTGATTCTTTATATTGAATCACCCAATCACTTGAACGCCTTATTTTTTCAAGTGAGTTAATCACCTTATAAATAGGATTTTTTGTAATTGGGACATATATTTTCGCCCTATAATCTTTTATAGAATCAGGCTCTGACGGTCTTCGGTCAAATATAAGTTTTTCAGGCACACGTCCTTCCGAGTGAACTTTCAATTTTTCAGCCATATCTACTGTCAGCTGATAATTTAAATGTTTAAGTCCAATTATTGACTTAATAAATTCGGCTGTAATTTCCATTTAACAATTGTTGTTTCTAAGTGTTGTGTTCTTTGTTAGTTTTGCCGAAGCCTGATAAATATATGTGCCGCATGATAACTGATCTTCATTTTCGTAATTAATTTCATACGCTCCTGTTTTTTGTAATTGCAAACCATTAAATTTTACCGTGTCGTGTGATAGTGCAATGATTATTTTTTCGTGCATATCAACTGTAAAATATTCAGTCTGTAAATTGTATTCACGGTCTATTTTAGAATAAAGTAAATGTCGTACACCGTTCCCATCAATATATATTTTTTCTTCTTGTGGAAAAGCAGGATATTGAAGTAATACCTTTAACCGTACTTTATTCGGGAACGCTTTTGTTGTACCGTATTCAAAACCAAATTGTGATTCATCACACCCATATTCCAACAATGAAGTTTTAACTGTATCTGATTCATAATAAAATGGATTTGTATAAAATTCGGTTGCATGAGCATCCGTTAATTTAATTACAAAACAATTGCCTGTTTTTAAATTATTCGGCATACTTCCGGTTAAAGTAATATATTGCAATTCATCTTCTGTAATTTCAGTATCTGTAAACGTTCCTGCAACTATTTCAGTACTTGTTAAATCACAATAAGAAAGAGAAACAATTTCACGGGTTGCAACATAAAATAATAAATCTGAAAACGCATTTAACGGCAAAGGTTGAACGCATGTTAATATACTGCTACTTATTGTCACTAAACTAAATTCATTCATTTTGCAAATATATATTAAATTTATGCTTTTGGTATTACCTTGAATGAACATTCTCCGGTCATTGCTTTTCTTGTCACCTCTGAAAGGTATGTTTCTTCACCGTCAACAGTAATAATTCCGTAAGGATCTGCTTTTATTAAATCGTATTCAGTTTTAGAAAGTACGGCATCAAAGGTTATTAATTCAGCTACATTTATAGGATTATTTGCATAAGTCAGATCATCATTTTCATTTATAATGTCTGATTCTGAAATGTCTGATAAATATGTATAATGAGTTTCTGTTTTTGGTTTCCCTTTTGCCTTTATATTTCCGGTACCTGAATTAAAATAAAACTCTTTTGATAGGTTACTTTGTTTTATAATATCAGTAAAACGACAAGCATTTTTATAAGGCGATATTCTAAAATTTAACAGTGTTTCAGGTGAGATAACAGTATCATCTGAATCTGTTATACCCTTATCACAATAATAGTGCTGAACCATTGAAACTACTGCTGTTGACATTGCAATAACAAATATATTATCGTCATATTTCCAGTCCTTAGTCGTTAAGTCAAAACATTTCCGTCTTGTAAATTCAATGGAATAAGGGTCTGCTATATATTTGCACTTTGCTGAAAATTCATTATCTACTGCCTTTAATTTGTTTGTATAATTCCGTTCCGTGTGAAAGGTATCTATCGTATTAATATCCTCAATTGCTGCGTATTTATCATATCCAATTTTTAAACGTGAATATATGTTTTTGGTATCACAAATACGTCTTTTATTTGACGGGTTATTAATAGTTAGAACATCATTTGAATTATAAAACCATTTCCAATTCTCAATTCTAACATATAAAATGTTATCTTCAACAGAAAATCCATAACCTAAATTATCAATACATTTTAAATTTATAAATAAGTCTTTAAATGAACTTGTTATCAATGTAGGATTTGTTATCAATGTAGGTGCGTTTCTTAATTGTAAGCCTGTTAATAAACCTTTTAAAGCACCTCCTCCAAAACCTGAAATATTGTTATACCAGTTTGATTTAATTTCTAATCCTGAAATTATCTTTGTTATTTTCTTAAATGCTTTATATGGCATTATGACTTTTGCGGTTGAACTTGATATAATATCAATCATACTAATGTCAATATTTGAGCCTGTTAGTATTTTGAATATTACAGTTCCATTGCCTCCGGTTCTGTATGCACCTAATGTCATTATTAATTTATCACCTGCATTTAAACTTAAATCTAAATCAAATACTTCATTAATTGTTAATATCCCAGTTGTTGGATATGTATATGATTTACTATAATGTGAACCAATATTCAAATATACAGTTTCAGGTTTATAAACTCCACCAGATTCAACAGAAAGTTTTATTTCACCTTTCAATAAATAGTGACTATAATTTGACGGTGCAGTAAAAAACATATAATCGTTACCGTCGTGTCCTTCTTGATCTACAATTACAACACCCTGTGAAAATCCTGTAATTTCGTTTATGGTAGTAAATCCAAAAGGTTTAACAAATGTCCATGCAGCATATCCAGAATAACTATACTCAATCGGAGATGTTGCATCTTCTACATCTTCATTTATAGATGTTGCACCATATTTTAATCCTTTTGATGGTATTGTAATTGTTTTTGAAAGTGTTTCTGTTGTTAAAACATTACTGTCTAAATCGTTCATAACTCCATCAATCAAACTTATTTCTGTTTCAGTACGATTATTAAACGTTGTTTTTGCACCTATTTCAGCAACCTTTGCTGAACAACTGCAATAATCATTCGTATTTTCTTCGTATGTTGATAAGTCAATAACGCCCTCGTAAAGCGTTTCAAAAGTGTCTGAATCGTCATTACATTTTATTTGTGCCTTAAATGTAAGTTCCGTATCAATATCGGATTGATATGCGGATTTAACAATACCATAAGCATTTCCGAAAAACTCTAATGAATCAACAGAATTTTCAACAGAAACGCCGTGCTCCTCTGTTCTTTTTAAAGATGTCTGAAATTCGTCAAATCCTATCGGTTCGATTATTTCTGTTGTGTTAATATAGAATTTTAATTCCATGTTCCGGCGTATTTTTTATTCAAGTACGTTGTTGATCCACTTCCATAATTTACGTTAACCCCACTTTTATCAACGTGTACTGTTACAGGTTTTGGAGTTGGTATTTTTACATTTTTAGCCACTACTTTTCCAAGTCGTTCGTAATCTATTGAATCAGACTTCATTAATTTGCTGTCAATTGGGATGTTAAAGTCACTGAATGTATCAAAGTTTAATTTTCGGTTATGTGGAATAATTGCCGCATTATCTGGTATCCACATTGTTTCTGATCCCAATTCTCCAACAGTTGCGAAATGCCCCGCTCCTCCTGATTGTTTCCCACTTGCATATTTTGGTAGTGGTTTTGCGATTACCGTCGCTAATTGTGCGGCTCCTGTTATTCCTGCGATTATTGAAAGTGGAATATTAGGTGGTATCATTGCGAGTGCTGAAATTATAGCCTGTGCTGTTGAAAGTCCGATGTTGAATATAGCCTGTGCCTTATCGAGTTTAGCCTGTTTTATCTTTATATCAAGTTTCTTTTTTGCAAGTTCATCCTCTGATATTAATTTAAGATTTGCGTTATTCTTTGCCTCTGTTGCGTCTGTAGTATAATAGTGGTCTAAGTCGCTTGCTTGTTGACTCAAATTATCTGACTGAATAGAAAATAGTGAATTACCTATTTCACCAATAACCTGCGCTGAATCTTGAATTAATTGTTGTTTCTTTTTTTCTTTCTTATCAAATGCGTCTTGTTCTGTTTTTAGTCGTTTCTGTTGTTTCTCCAAATCCGAATCTAATATTGCATTCAGTTTTTTGGACATTTTTGTTTCTGCGTTAATAAGCAAATCAGACTTTTTTACCTCTGTTTTCCCAAAGTCCTTTAAAAGCGTATCACCTGTAATTTTCTGCAAATCCAATGCTTTTGGCAAAGTAAGTGCATTTATTTTAATAAGTTTTTCACGTTCTAAACTTGCTCGAAGTGCTATTTCTGATGCTGAACCGCCTTTTACTGCTGCTATTTTTCTATCAAATTCTAAAGTTATTTGAGCAACTTGTTTATCAATTCCGTCTTTCATAACGGATATTTTTGAATCCTCTAATTGTTTATCTATTTCAAGTAGATATTTAGCATGTTCTTTTCCTATTTCAATAGCTTTTTTGTTTGCTTCTATTTGTTCATCTGCTAAAGCCTCATCTTTTTGATACCTTAGTTTTTCTACTTTTGCATTATAATCTGATTCATTTTTAATAAGTTCGTCAAGTCTATCTTGATCTTGTTTACTCAATTTAATTCCTAACTCTTTGTTTTGTTCAAGTCCTTCCTTTTCAACCATTCCGGTTTTATTCCATTTTTCGACCTCTGCCTTTATTTCATTATCTATTTGTTCGGAACGTTTTGGAATAGCTTTATTTTTAATTGCTGTTTGTGAATCTATTGCGGTTGCGGTATCGTCGTATGAACGTTTAAGGTTTTCCTGTGCTGTTTTTTCTTTTTCGGCTTGTATTGCTGCATTTTTTGAGCTATCACTCCATGATTTTAAAGCAAAAACAATCGCTGCAAGTGCTGCAATTATCATTATAGCAGGGAAAGCAGTTACGGCTGTATTTAAAGCCCATTGAGCGGCTGTTGATGCTGTCTTTACAACTACACTTTTACTTTCTAATCCTGTTTGTACTGCTGTTGTTGCATTTTGAGTTAATGTTGCACCCCAGTTCTTAATTTTTGCAATAGTACTTGAATTTTCCGCAACAGTGCGAACATTTACCATAAACGCGCTATTTTTGTTTAGCACGTTTGCAACCTCCTGAACGCCATTTAAAACTGCCATTACTGCCTGAACTTGCATAAATGCCTTTGTAAGCTGTTCTGTTTCACCACCTAATAAAGCTGCGGATGCTGTAGCGATATTAAATGCACCTCCAAGACCTTTTCCAAAACCCATTGCAGTATCAAGTCCTCTTGTTTCCGAAGATAAAGCGGAAATTACTCTCTTTGTTTCTCCCGCTTGTTCTTGTAATTTACCTGCCTGTACTGATAAATTTACATAAGTTTTTGAAGAATCGTCACCTGCCATATCCATACGTGAAAGTTCTTCACGTATTCCGGCAATCTGTGCGCGAAGTGATTTATTATTTGTTGCTCCGGCGACGACTGAATCATTAACGGACTTCATGCCTTTTGCAAATCCACCCATTGAGGTTTGGGTGTCTCGTAAATCTTTTTCAAGCTTTTTATATTCTGCATCAAGTAAAGATATTACTTTCGGGGCTCCTTGAAATTCGGCTTGTTTCTTTTTTAATGCCTCCATGCCTGACAATATTTCTGCTTCTTTTTGTTTTAAAGAATCAAAATCCTTTGCGGCGTTTGACATATCACTTTCGGCTGTGAACTTAACAACTATGTTATCCATTAATTTTTTTTATTAACAGTTTCTTTTTTATTATTGCGTTCAACCGCCTTGTTTAATCGGTACATAAAATCATAAAATGAAAGTCCGATTAAGTTTTGTTTGTTTCCTTCCGAAACTATATCCTCCCACGTATGATATGAATCAACTATTTTCTGGAGTTCATTATACGCAAAACGTCCGAATGAATCTCGTTTAGTTCTTTGTTCAACAGGGAAAATGAATTTAAATCTACGTCTGCATTGTTCAAAAATGGTATTAATTCCATTAATGGCTGTGATAAAAAAAAAGCTTCAACGGTTGCATATTTTTTCCATTGTTCTATTTTCTTTTTGCAGTATTCCGGATCATAATTATCAGGATTTTCGTTTTTGTCAAAATAAGCAACAGATGCAAGCCTGTACATTAGTTCAATATCAGTTAACAGACTTAACCGTTGCTTCATTTGGTCGTTAAGCTTCTTAATGTCAAAAACATTTATCTCTGACTTTGAAAGTATCATATCAATAGCAGAAACATGCTGTAAAAGATATTCACGAGTGCATCGCATATCAAGCTCATTATACACTGAAAAAGCCATTAAACCGCGTTTATACGGTAAGTTATTTAAATCAGCAAAACGATAATAGATTACTCCGTTAAATTTAAAAGCCTCCTCAATTATTACTTCTGTATTTGGGAATAACTGCTTAACCGATTTTTTAAATAACTTCATACTCTGTTAATTTCGATTGTAAATTATCTGAATTACCTTTAACCTGAAAAACGCCATTTATCTTTAAACTCCACCAGTTTTTTATCGGTCTGATTTCTACAATTGAAATCCCTCTTGTAACTGTTTTCTTGTACTTTTCTGAATACATACCCGAGCAGCTACAGTTTGAATACATTTTATACCCGATTGAAATTAGATATTCTTTCATTTTGCTGAATATATTATTGAGTTTCTATAATCCCAAATCCATTTATCAGAACGTTTAATCTTTAAAATCTTACGTGCTAATTTATCCATTGACTTTAATTCTGTTTTTGTACCTACTTTAAAATAATTACCTAATTGTACAACCATTATTTTAGAGTTACTTGTTTTTTGTCTTTCGTCTGCTTTTTTAATAGCTATTTTCTTTTTTCTGATAAACAAATAATGTTTAATCCATTTATACGGGTATATAATCCAACAAAATAAAATAACAATGAGTTGTGCTGTTAATTTAATCATTTAATTTTTGAATTAATGCTGAAATAATAGTGTTTAATCCTATTACTTGTAACATGGTTATTATTATATCTTTAAAATCAAATCCGTATAAAATAGGGTATAAAATTATAGTATATATTCCACCCATACAAATTAGGCAATTGAATAAAGGATTATGCAAATATACAGGTAATTTTAAAAAAATGTTCCTTATCCATGAAAAAATCATTTCCGGAAGCATAGAAACATGAATTGCTGTTATAATTAACGATATTGTTATTACTTTATTCATTGTTGATTTTTAAATATATTCCTAAAATTTTTATGTAAAAAATATCTTGTATTATCTAAATGGTCAGCTTTTTGTTCCTGTTTATTTCTATTGTCTTTTACAATTGTATTATCATCATTAGCTTTACATTGTTCAGCATCATTTATAAATCCTATACAATTTGTTGCATCTACCGTTATATTCATTATTTCAAATATAGAATTACACAACATTCTACTATCTTTTAAATGAGGATTTGATGCTGAATACTGCAGTTGTCCTTTTGCAAGATTAAGCATATTTTTTATAATTCTAAAGTTATCTATAACATTTGATGTTGTAAGATTAGAACCACTTGCATCCCCGTTAACGATGAAAAAAGCATTCGGATATAAATTTAGTATCTCATCACACATTCGATATGTTGTTGAATCTTGAAACTCCATTGATCTAATTCCGTAAATGTGATTATCGTAAAATTGCCATACTCCGCAAGTCATTGGGTTTCTGTTAAAATCAAATGATATATAAGTAATTTCGTTTTCATTCCAAATTGTTTTTCCAACGTTTTTCCGTCTGTTAAATGCAAATAACCATCGGTTATCATCTAAATCAAAGTTATCCCAAGAACCATAAACAAATTGTTTTTGGTATCTCTCTGCCATCATTTCCCATCCAGAATATTGGTCTTTTGTTACAAATGGGTTGTCAGTTGGAAGTGCTTCCATAAACAAAGTATTGTCAGGCAACGTTCCTGAAATATATGGTTCGTAAAATTTTTTTTTTACCCAATTTTGACATGGATTAAAAGACCCAAATATTAAACCACGAGGCATATTATCAATATACCATGAACCTGTTCTTTCAATTGCCTTATCAAACATTTTATCTGATAACTCTTCCATTTGTTCGAGAAAGAAACCATTAACCTCTAATCCTAAGAATTTATTTAAAAAT